AATTGCGCACCCTGCGAATTCTGACCACGCTTCAACCGAGAGACTTCGCCCTCGATAGCCTTCTCCAACATAGCCAACTCACCCTTATTAATCATCCTATGACTCCACAATTCGTTGATAACAACATAACACCGGACAAGTTGGTCCAGATCACCAATTAACCATATCAAGGCTTCCATAACAACCCCCAAAATAGTAACAAAAATAACATAGACACCAAACGCACTTTAATCAAGTGGTGTCACCTAGCACAGTTACAACAAGTAAGAACTGTGCGGCCGGCCACCGGCCAAAAAAAGAGGCCGGCATTGCCGGCCTCTAAGACGTCTACAGGGGCGCCTACGGCGCAAAGACGTCACGGAGCCTTTGGCTCCTCCGAAGGCTGCATGGCAGCCTTCAACGCGTCTACAGACGCAACAACACGATCGGTATCAGAAGGAACGGGACGCTTGGCCAGGCCAAGCTTGTAAATCTCTTCGAGATTAGCTGGATCTGCCATCCAAGCCAAAAACCTCGCCGGATCATTATCGAACTTCGTTCGGAGATCAGAGGGCAATCTCGCAAATGCTTCCTGCCCCCGAATCACAACATTCAATGAATCCTGATAACTCGGAATATTAGTAAAATCGCCGTAAAGCGGCTCAAGAGTATGCTGACGCAACAAACCCGTTACCTTATACCTCTTAATAATATTATTAATATCACACTCTTTAACATACTCCTGCTTAGTGCGAGACTTCGCACCAGCAAAATCCATCGACTGACGCCGACGAACAACACCATCGGAATCCTGAGAAAACGACACAGGCATCCTCAAATTGTACAACATACCCATAATAAACCTCACTTCGTTGCGGTACGGCCAAGGCCAATAGTACGTAAAATAGTATCAAGCGCCCGCCATTGCGGATGCGCTTTCAAAAACTCCTCGACTTGCATGTCGGAAGTAGCAGTTGCACGAGCAGAATTAGTCTGCTCAGTCAAAAGACCACGCTGAGAACGGAGATTATGACCCGTCTCACGTAGATTATCCAATTCCGTATTAGACCGCGGAATATTGTTAGGGAGAAGCTGAAACTCCCTAATACCCTCCTGATTAGTCTTAAACGTCTGAGCCTCAGTATTCTTAACCTGAGACTTCAAAAGCTGGTTCTGCTCTTCGAGATTTTCCATCTGCAAAGAAGCAACCGCAGCCGAAACAGCCGAAGACACACCACGACCAAGAGACTCACCGGCACCCTTAAGCGCATTCTGCATAACGGGTGCGGAACCGGAAGGCGTAGACGCCCCGGACCCCTTAGTTGCGGACAAAATAGGGTTCAAACCCGCTGCACGCAAATCAGCCACCTCACGCTGATGAGCAGTAGAAGACATACGCTCCTGGAAGGCCATCTGCATTTCAGCAATCTCACGATTAGCCGAATTAGCAGACGACTGACCAAGAAAATCCAAACCGCCGCCAATCATTGAAGACGCGACGGTCGCCGCTGGACCAAACCAATCCATCAAAGACGGCTCAAGCCAGGAACCGAGAACATAGGCATAACACGCGCCGTTCTCATATTAAACATACAATCCAAAATAAAATGCGGCTCAGAAGGGACCGCAATAGTACGATCTACAGGGGGATTCTCGACGATGAACGTCTCATCGAGAACCGGCAACGCAGTGAAATCCTGCGCCCAATGCCAAGAATCCAAAGTCCCGGACGCCGCAGAACGCAACAAAGAAGTAATAACGTTGGGAAAATACCGATATTCGGCCCAACGCTCCTGATAGCCAAACGCCTCTGTATCAGCACTAGTACCCTGCGCGTAAATCTCCTGATTTAACACCGCCTGCTCACCAAGATTCGCCAGGATAGGGTCATAGTAATCAAAACGCGTGGAACGCGAATACATACGATTAAGGCCCTCCTGATAATTCAAATCAGCGTGGGCACAAATCAAACCAATAACAACACCATGCTCCGTGAACGACTTAGTATAACCGTGATTCTTAACAGTCACAGTTCCCATAGCCGCCAAATTACCTTGCGGAGTAGCGGCAGTCACCGAGGTCTGAGCAACAGGAGAAACATTCAAATAGGTTGTACCACCGCCGAGATATTCCGGCCACTGAACGCGCGCGTCAGGGTTACGAACACCGAAATGGGCAAGAATCATTTCCGGATAACGAGTACCACCACGAGCATCAAGCTCGTACATCTGTTGGATAGTAATCGCCTCACGCAGCTCGTTGATCGTAGCTGACGTAACGTCAGTCAAATCAGCATAAACAGCGGGGGACACAGCATCCTGACCCCGCATAAACAGAGCACCCGACGACATATCCCGCTGCCACGGGTAAACGACGCCGAGAGTCGCCGTTTCATCGATAGTCTGGTTCGCGTTATTAAACGCTTGGGATGCCAAAATACCAATACCAGTAACAGGCGCGTTGCCCGTCAAAGGCAACTCAACAGCCGGGCCTTTCTGAGGCCAGGGCAAAGAAGAAGTAAAATAGTCATGGCGCTTACCGCGCCGAAGAAGAACATAATCCGTGACAGTATCAGGACCGTCATCAAGATCGACCACAACAGCATCCTGCAAATTCTGGTCCCGAAACCACTTATTATAAATAGCATTATAGGCACGGGCATGGAAATTATTCATAGTATACCCGGCAACACCAGTCGGTACACCAAGATAATCGTAAAGAGAACCGACAGCAAAACCACCAACAGGAGAAACGACCTTAGGAGTAACATAATCCGTTGTATCATCCGGATCGTCCTGTTGACCAAAAAACTGCTCCGCATGGTTCCACAAGAGACGCATCGGAACAAAAAAGAAAAAGGTCGTCATATACATATTATCCATCACCGGAAAAATCGGTGTAGCAATACGACCAAACGCAGTCACCCGGCAATTCACCGAATCGCCGGGTAGCACCTCGTCAGCAAGAAACGGAATCAAATACCCCGCATCAAAAGCGGTCTTATAACCATGGGACCGGTCAAACGACGACCGGGGACGCTGAACATCTGGCAAACGCGCAAAGTTATGCTGACGAGACGACTGCACCATAAAAACCTCCTATGTTAAATTAACCAAATCAGAAACAGAACACACAGAACGCGGAACACCCTGAACGACCATACCGGTCAATTCATCAAACTGCCCAACCTCGTACAAAACATAATCCCCCGGATGCAACGCAAACGGATGACGAGGATTAGCGGACAACATATCAGAAACCGTGCGAACCGCCGTAGCTTCGTTCGAAGCAGAAAACGGCGGAGAAAAAGCACCAAGCTTTAAATCCTGAACAGAAAACATACGTAGATTACTCATAAAGACCTCACTAGCGTCTCGTACCGGGCTTCGGCAATCTCAGCCTTTACGGCAAGACGACTAGGAACATTATCGGCACGAAGACGCCGATAGTCAACCGACATTCTACCAAGAGCAATATTCTCAAAATCCGTCGGATTAGACTCCGCATACTTACGATCATAAAACTTAGGCGGAGAACACTTAACACCATTGACAAGACAAAAGTCATAATTATACACATCAGCAGAAAAACGATCAAGCCACGGCTTACCAATTCCGGGCTTCAACGACATACGCCCAAACTCAGGATAAATAGAATGACCAATTCCATCCGCATCCAAACGATAATAATACTCCGAAGCGCCTTTACCAGTCCGCTTCTTCACACAGTAGCGCGCTACATACGCGGCAGATTGAAAACTAACAGAACCAATCTCGGAAGTACCCAATGGCCACAAACGCTCAAGAGACTCCGACCTGAACAACTGAAAATCGCCCGGCTTACGCCAAGGCTTCTTGTCATGGAAATCACAATTAAAAAGAAGAGCATGATAATGGGGACGACCAAACTGGTCCCCATACTCACCGCAACCATAGAAACGAATTACACGAGAACCAAAAGACTTACGCAGCCTCTTCATAAACAACTGAAAATCTCTTGGCACCAAAGAACCCACAGTCGGAAGATTCTCGTCCGAATAGGTCAACGTAATAAAACAGTTGTCCTCATAAAGAGAAGCCTCATGTAGACATCTCATAGCCCACTGACGAGAACGCTCAACCCTACAACCAATACACTGACCACACGGAATAGAAAGGGGAGCGCCCAAATAATCAGAAAACTTAAGAGAATTATGCGCAACATAATTCCTCCCAGTAAATAAAAGAGGCCCTCCACCATCACGGCGGAAGGCCTCTAAGGGAGCAAAACAGGGCATCTGACGAGCCCTTAGAAGCGAATACCGCCCCGCATCGGGGTCCGGGGAAGATTCGCAGAGTGAACACCGGAAGATTTCCGAAAAGATTTCCGGGACTTACTTTTTGACAGGTGGCGACGCTTCATTGACCATACTCCTCAGCTTAACAGTCAGAGAAGTATACTCACCTAAAACACGCGTGTAAACTTCAGAAAATTGCGCACCCTGCGAATTCTGACCACGCTTCAACCGAGAGACTTCGCCCTCGATAGCCTTCTCCAACATAGCCAACTCACCCTTATTAATCATCCTATGACTCCACAATTCGTTGATAA